ACAGTGCCAGAAGATTTTCAACACATGATCAAACAGCAATTGGTACTGACCAATTGCCCTGAATTGGCCAGCCTCAATTATCAACAAACTTTGTTGTTCTTTGATGGCGTGGCAAGTCGCCGGGGCCTGCCCATAATGCAGTTCAATATCATGCCAGCCGATGTTGAAATGAATCTCCCTACAGAGATTTGGCCTGGATTTGCGACCACTTTGTGGTTTCGCGATCACCCAGGCAACCAACAGCAGGAACTGATTTGTCCTGGACACCATCCCAACGAAATTGGGCATCGAATGATTGCTGACAAGTTGATTTCTACCATAGATTCTGCTACAATGTAGCAATGCTTGATATTGTTGGATATTGGAGACAGGGAAGAAAAGTAAAGACAAGCCCACAGGGCTGGCTGTCAGGCAATGCAGTCTGCTGTGTACACAATGGACATACGGCTGACACAAGAGGCCGTGGCGGACTTAAAGTGTCAGATCAAGGATGGAGTTATTCATGCTTCAACTGCGCCTACACAGCCAGTTTTGTACTAGGACGCACAGTCAGTTTCAAAGCCCGACGTTTGCTAGGATGGATGGGCGTGCCAGACAACGAGATTGACGTGCTCAATCTTGAAAGTCTGCGGCATCGTAGCATACACGGTATACTAGAAGATCGTCAACGAGTATTCAACACACTCAGTGCTATCGAGTTTGAAGAGTCAGATGATTTTCCACCATTCTCAGAAGTGGTCACTCCGGAACATCCACTGTACTGGAACTACATTCGCAAAAGAAAAGTACCAGAAGATTTTCCTGTAATGACCGCAATCAAGAATGATGGCGTTCATTGGGTGAGACCGTTTGTGTTGATTCCATTCACATACGATAACCGGGCAGTAGGGTGGTGTACTAGATTTTTGGATGACAAACAACCCAGGTATATCAATCACTCACAACCAGGCTATGTGTTTGGTACAGATCTACAACATGCCGACTGGCAACATGTACTTGTGACGGAAGGCATTTTTGACGCACTGTCGATTAGCGGCTTGTCGGTAATGCACAATACCATTAGTGATGCACAAGCAAGATTGATTCGCAGTTTTGGACGTGAAGTTACGGTGGTACCTGATCAAGATACAGCAGGCGTAGAGTTAATTGACCGTGCTATGGAACTGGGATGGGCAGTGAGCATACCTGAGTGGCCCGAGGGTTGCAAAGATGTCAATGATGCTGTGATAAAACTAGGGCGACTGGGTGCCTTGCTGACTATTATGGCCGCAAGAGAAACTAGTAAAATTAAGATAGAAATAAGGAAAAGACAACTTGTTAAAAGATTACTCGCTTGAAGTCCAACGACTATTTCTAGAAATGATGTTGGAAGACGCCACAAGTTATGTGCGGGTTCAAAACATCTATAACGCACAAAACTTTGATCGGAGTTTGAGACCTGCGGCCGAGTTCATCAAAGAACACACTGACAAACACAAGACCATGCCCGACAGGTCACAGATCTCTGCAACCACAGGCATCAAACTTGCGCCAGTGCCGGACTTGAATGAAGGGCACTTTGACTGGTTCATGGGCGAGTTTGAAGCATTTACTCGACGTCAGGAACTGGAACGTGCAATTTTGAAGTCAGCAGACTTGCTGGAAAAGGGCGAGTTTGAACCAGTTGAAAAACTCATCAAAGATGCTGTACAGATATCACTCACCAAAGACATGGGCACAGATTACTTTGCAGATCCCAAGGCCCGTATTGAAAAATACTTCAACTCAGGTGGCCAAGTGTCAACAGGTTGGACACAACTGGATAGATTGTTGTATGGTGGTTTTAGCCGAGGTGAACTAAACATCTTTGCTGGCGGATCAGGATCAGGCAAGTCGTTAGTAATGATGAACATTGCGCTAAACTGGTTGCAACAAGGACTCAGTGGCGTTTATATTACACTAGAACTTTCAGAAGAACTCACAAGTTTACGAACCGATGCCATGCTCACAAACATGAGCACCAAGGACATTAGGCGTGATATGGACACTACAGAACTCAAGGTCAAGTTGGTGGCCAAGAAGTCAGGCAACTATCAAGTGAAAGGCCTGCCAGCACAAAGCAACATCAATGACATTCGTGCTTATTTGAAAGAGTATCAAATTCAAACAGGCAAGCGAGTAGACTTTGTGATGATTGACTATCTAGACTTGCTGATGCCTGTGAGTGCCAAGGTTAGCCCCAACGACTTGTTTGTGAAAGACAAGTATGTGAGTGAAGAACTACGCAATTTGGCCAAAGAACTGGCAGTATTAATGGTCACTGCATCACAGTTGAATCGATCAGCAGTGGAAGAAGTTGAATTTGATCACTCGCATATTTCAGGTGGTATCTCCAAGATTAACACAGCAGACAACGTGTTTGGTATCTTTACAAGCCGTGCTATGAAAGAGCGTGGCAAATATCAAATTCAATGTATGAAAAGTCGTAGTTCAACCGGTGTCGGACAAAAGATCGATTTGGAATACAATATTGAAACCATGCGTATCACAGATGAAGGTGGAGACGAAAAGGACAACTTCCGTGGCGGTGCCAAGCCCAGCATTATGGATTCGATCAAGGCCAAAAGTCAAGTCAAAATCACTGAAGAAGGCGAGGCTAGTACACCACCCTGGGAACGAGCCCGGCCCCGAGAAGACTTTGATCTAGAAGCACCCAAGGTCACAGCAGATGTGCAAAGTGCTAAGTTAAAACAGTTACTGGGGCAAATTAAACAATCGTAATATACATTGTTAATTGCGTAATGGTTTGTCCAACGTCAATAACCGATAAATAACTCAAAGGTCACTGACTCAAATGCAAAAACGCACCAGAAGTTTGTTAGAAGAATTAGACTCAATGTATGTTGAGCGAGAGCGCCATCTAGTGATAGAAAGCCGTGCCAGTAATGTGATAGCCAGTGCTATCAATCTGCTGGAGCAAATCGACGCGGTATTTCCGCCTGAGCAAGCAGAAAATCTCACTCGTAAATTGCTCAATGCTATTCGCACTAGAGATGCTGGCCGTTTTGAAAGAACAGTGAGACGTACCCATGCAGATTCATGAACTGACTCAAAAACAACCTGTAAATGAAATACTGGGTGCCATCAAAAATGTAGTGTCAGCAGTTGGTCAGCCAGGTGGATTAAAATCTTTGGGGTCGCATTTGATACCAGGTGCCTACAGCAATATTGCTGCCGCACAACAAGGTGACTTTGCCAAGCGCATGCAGTCAGTGCAAAACACTGGTCTTATGAAACAGGCAGCCGCCAATATTCAAAGTCAATGGGAGCAATATCGCCAACAGGTCAGTCCTATGACACAGATTGCTCCACAACAACAGGCACAACAACAAAAATTGAAAAGTCAATTGTTGGCTAAAAAAGTTGCTGGAGGCCCTGCTGCCTCTAAACTTCCATTACCCGGCTCGTCGGCAGCGCCAGCACCAACAACACCTGCAGCCACTCCGGCAACAAGTACCCCAGTAACTGTTGGCAAAGGTCAACAACCACTGGATCCTAACAATTCTCAAGATGCCGCATTGCTTGCTCGAATTCAACAGGCAGCCGCAAAACAGCCCGGAGTGACCAAAGAAAGTATTCAACTGGCCGAAGCCGCTGGTGTCACTCAACTGACCGACTGGTATAAACAAAAAGTAATTCCCCCCAGTTATACGGCTCTTGCCGCAGAATATCTAAAAAATCCCACCATTCAAGTTGCACTCAAGAAAATTGCAACAGCCGAAACCCAGCCCGATGCCGCTAGACAACAGGCACAGACCACAGGGTTTCAGGAACTAATGGCAGCCACTGCCGTAGTAAGTCAACAGATCACTGCAAAAAATCCGCAGACGACCACTGCTACAGCCAACTCCAATGGTGCAGCCAGAACTGTACCAATTGCCACCGGATCGCGTACTGCTAGAGCAAACTTGGTCAAAGCAAGTGGAGTGAGTACTGCCCAATTGGATGCCATAGTCAAGATAACAAGCGCACTAGGAACAGTGACCAGCAGTGACCCTAATACCGTTTTGTACCTCCAGGCACTAGGATTCAACGCACGATGAAACTACTCGAAGGTGGCAACGTATTCAAAGATGCCGACGGCCAGCCACTTACACAACGCATCAACCAGACAGATGTACCCAGCACCGTAACCTGGCTGGAACAACTCACCGGACTGGAGTTCCCACGTGAGCGTTGGCTGGGTAGTACAGGCAAAGTCGCCACTTCGGGCGATCTGGATCTGGCCGTGGATGCCAGCGAAATCTCAAAAGATCAATTGGCCACACGACTCGAAGCCTGGGCCCGCACACATGGTCAAGATCCTCGGAACTGGGTCAAAAAATCAGGTGAAGTACACCTGCGTACTCCCATCACAGGCAGACCCGATCTTGGTTTTGTACAAACAGACTTTATGTTTTTTCCTAACCTGGACTGGGGCACATTCTACTACAATCAGACATTTCCGTCGGCCTACAAAGGCATGCACCGTGCTGTGCTAATGAGTAGCATAGCCAAACAACTGGGACTCAAGATAGGTGCCAATGGCATGTTGAGTCGTGCAGACAACAAACTTGTGAGTCAAGATCCTGACTCGGTGGCCAAAACCATCTTGGGCTCAAAAGCCACCCGGGAAGATCTAGGCAACGTGGAAAGCATCTACTCATTCCTGGCCCAGGACAAAGATCGCGAAACTAAATTAAAAGACTTCCGTGAGTACCTGGCCAAAGAAGGTCTTAAAGAACCTGGGCAACTGGAAGAAAGCAGTGATGTCTACTTCCTGGCACGACTGCGTGATCGTATTGTGAATCAGGGCATGTATGCTCTAGTAGAGGCTGCCGCACCGGCTCCTGCTGCCGCACCTGTGGGTGGCAAGGCCAAGGGTATTGAACATCTTGAAGATTATGTATTTAGAAATGGTACAGCCGGCGTCAAAACAGCCTTGGCCATTGTGGATAACTTTCAAGACAATTCCAAGACCGCAAGTGTCAAGTGGGATGGCATGCCTGCTGTGATATTTGGCCGCAAGCCCGACTCAGGAGAGTTTGTGCTCACAGATGGCGCAGGATTTGAGGCTGTGGGTTATGATGGTTTGTTTACCAGCCCTAGAGCCATTGCTGGCAACATGGCACAGCGTGATGCCAATGCCGTGGCCAAAGGCAATGTGGCCAACAGAGTTCAAACACTATTACCAGTGTATCAAAAGATTTGGCCTCTCCTGGAAGCCGCAACTCCCGAAAACTTCCGGGGCTATGTCAAGGGTGACTTGTTGTATACTTCAACACCTCCTGTGGTAGCAGGCAATGTGGAATTCAAACCCAACACAGTGGAATATCGTATTCCGTTAAAGAGTACGCTAGGCACACGAATTGCCAACAGTGAAGTTGGTGTAGCAGTACACACCATGTATGAGGATGCTGGCGCTGCCAAGCAACCGCTTGCCAGAGTCAAATTCAACCCTGTGCCAGGCCTACTGTTGATTGAACCCATCTATGCCAAACCTGTGGAAGTTCAAAATCCTTATGTGAAGAAGATCAAGAGTTTGTTGAAGACCATGGGTCCTGCCATTGACACACTATTCAATCCTGCAGAACTACGGGCGGCCAAAATCACTGATCTAGCCAAGTTGTGCGTGGACTACATTAACCGACGTATCAATCCTGAGTATCCTGCTTACACTGGAGACTTTGCAGATCTAGTGCCAGGCTTCATGGACTATTTGAAATCAACTCAAACTCCGCAGAAGTTCCGCAACATCACAGAGTACCTGCGCAGTCCCACTTCCAACGAAGGTGCCTTGGCCGCTGCCTTTGTGTTGTTTGAACTGCTACACGATTTGAAACTGGACCTGCTGGGCAAACTGGATGCACAGGTTCCCGGCAACGAAGGCTGGGTGTTTGCCACTCCTGCAGGCTATGGTAAAGCAGTAAATCGCTTTGATTTCACCGCTAGAAACCGTCAGCGAAACAACCCCTCAACTGCCTAAGATTTTACCAATTTCATAAATAAGAGTAGGGCGAGAGCCCATTTATTAGGAGATTTTAAAATGGCAGTATTTACAAAAACAAATGGCACGATGCAACCAGTATTCCACATGGATACAGGCAACGGCAACATTGGCGGCACAGCAAACATTGCGGCAACAGGCTCAGTTAACTTTCAAGGTCCAAAACTTGACTTTTTCTCAGTTGTGGCCAATGCTTCGTTGATTTCAAGCGCCAACGTCAACGGTTACATCAACAATATCGTGCAGGCAATTCAGCAAAAAGGCACTGTGGCCATGTATCAAGTCAGCCCAGCAGCCCCAACGATCTTGAACTTGGCTATCTACCCAACTGATGTTTACACAGCAACAACATTGTTGGCAATTGCTAATACAAGTGCAACAGTGGCTTCTGGTGGTCAGAACATTCAGTTGAATAGTGCAGCCGGCAACGCTGTATTCACCACAAGTGCAAGCAACTTCGCTCCAGTCTAATTAATTTTAGATCAAGTGATCGCAACCCTGGACGTAAAAAATCCAGGGTTTTTTGTTGGCCGTAAATACACTCATGACTACCAGGATTCGTGTGACCACTCGCTTTGATTGCACAGCCACAGGAGTCACAGGACACTTTAGAGCCAACACACTGCCATTTCAGGATCGTGAAGGGCAGGAAATTCAGGATCAAACAGCCTGGAATCGATCTCGTAACCAACAGCGCAACTGGGAAACCATACTGCAAATCATTGGCCTGTATACACAGGCACAGGATATCTCCACCACTGAAAAAACTGACCAAGGCTGGAGATTTGAATTCTCCACAGAATTTGACGATGTGTTTAGTGATCGAGGAGACCCATTGGGATTGTTAAAAACAGCCTGCCGGGGTGTGCCAATGTTTTATGATCTAGATCGTATTCCCAAAACAGATATGTTGGATCCAGATTCAAACATCGAATTTGCCATAGTAGACCATAAATAACACATTGGAGCATGCATGATCGAAGCCACTGACATTGAAAAGAAAAGCCTTGAAGCGCATGTGGAATTGTGTGCCGAACGCTACAACGCCCTAGAGGACAAAATGACTGCAATGGGCACAAATATTGCACATCTTTGTGACATGGTCACAGAAGTCAAAGAACATGTAAGTCAACTGAATAATCAACGCAACAATCAACTGCTCAATTGGGCTGTGGGAACCATTGGAGTATTGGTGGCAAGTTTGGGCTATCTGCTCTCTCACTATGTACTAAAATGAAAACCAGTCAAAAACTTGCGGCCTTGGCCGAGCAAGAATTGCCCAAACTCTTGGATCATGTGATCATTGCAGATGGCAAAAGGTACCGTGTGTTTGGTACCTATGTGCTACGCCAAACTGCCCAGGGCTATCGGTTGACACAACATGATGATCCTGTGGGCACATTTTCCAGCACTAGAAGTGCTGTAGCCTGGTGCATAGCCGACAAAAAACATCAGTACCAACTGGCCAATGAAATCCGGCACCTGGATGCCGCCCTGCTGAGACTACGCAACGACATTGAAGTGCGTGGCAGTCAAGCCCAACGAAGTTATGGAACGTTTTGGGAAACAGTCACAGTCAAAACAGCACAAAAACGAGCACAAAGTCAGCAGATAGAAAATGAATTAACAAAATGTATAAATTCGGCTAAATACTGGCAACTTCAAGGAAGCAATAATGAAACTGCAAGAACTGGCCGTAACACGCCCAACAAAACAAATCGCTAAAGTGTTTGAGAGTCACTTTGACCAACGTCTATCTTTTGACTCCATGGACCGTGGCCAAGTGCGTGGCATGCTGGCTCGTGTGCGTGGCCTGGTCAGCGAGCATCGTGCAAGTCCTGCATTTCATCATAGCGAAAAGAATCCTGCCTATCTCAAACTCATGATGATGGAGCAGGCCTTGACACAACAACTGCGTGAATTTGGTGCTGCCGCTCCGACCGCCACTGCCAACCCGTCTGCCACTGCCGCATTGAATACTGTGCAACAGCAAGAGAAAAAGAAACAAATGCAGGACGAGATCAAGCAAAAGCAAAAAGAAATCGCTGACTTGCAAAAAGCCATGAACAATCCAACCATGATGGCAGCAGAAGAAAACACAGGCAACTTCCTGCGTGAATCAGAAATTCAACAGGCACAAGTGGTCCTGGCCGCACAAGACATGGTGGACCGTGTGCAGAAAATGCTGGAAGACACAACAGAGATGCAGTTCAAGGAATTACCTGCTCTAGTAGATTCAATCAAGAACGAAGTGGGCATGGACCAAGCCGCACAGTTCAACGCAGATGCTGCCGCCGCACTGAGTGGTTTGGTACAAAATTTACAAGCCAGCAAAGGCCAACTGGAATCCGCACTGGGTGTGGTAACAGGCACAGGCGGTGCTCCTGTGGTACCCGGTGCAGACATGGGTGCTGAAATGGGTGCTGAAATGGGTGCAGACATGGGTGCCGAGGCCGGGCTTGATGCTGCCGCTGCCGATGCAGGCGCCGAACTAGAGCCCGAACCTGAAGCCACTACACCAGCCGCCAGTCTAGGTCGCGGACGTAGATAATGCGTATCAATGAAGTTGGCAACGGCCGGTCAGATGACACAGCCGCCAGACTTTTAGGCTTGGCCGAATTCTTACTGGGTCGTGCCCGAGACACGGGCGGTCAAAAACAAATCAGCATGCAGGCTTTTTTAAACCTGGCTCACAACATGCAGATTGACCTCACACCTGACACTCTTCAAAACATGGCCAGTCAGTCTCCATTGAATGGAGTGTTCATGCCCATTGAACCCAATTCGGGCATGATCCGATTCAAGGGCAATGATAGTGGTCCTGTGCCCATGCCAGTGAATCAAGCACAAGACATTGTGGCTGCCGCGGCCAAACGGGCCATGAAATAAAACCAAATGTAGTCAACTAAAGGTTGACCAAACACGTTAAATATAGTATACTACCACAACAGGAGGCGGCTATGAAACAACTCATTGCTATAATTTTACTTGCCGGTTCCGTGACGGCCCAGGCACAGCCAGGATTTAGATATTATCATCATCACGGATACTATCCGGGCCCTAACTATGGATGGGTCGCTCCTAGCATTATCGGTGGTGTAATTGGTTATGAGATTGCTAGAAATCAACAGCCAGTGATTGTACAACAACCGGTCGTAATACAACAGGTTCCTGTGCAACCTGCCACAGTGTATTATGGACAAACACAGTCCTGTACTGAATGGACTGAAGTACAGCAACCGGATGGAACTATTACTAGAACAAGGACCTGCAGACAATGAAATTACTACAACTAAGACGCAAACTATACAAAGCCATCTTTGCACATGACACAGCCAAAGAAAAGAAAGTTTGGTTCAAGATACTTAAAAAATCTACCAAGCACAAACACACCGAGGACATACGCTAATGGCCTATTCAGAACAAGTCATAGACCATTATGAAAATCCACGCAACGTGGGCAAGTTTGAAATAGACGACACCGTTGGTACAGGCATGGTAGGAGCCCCTGCCTGCGGTGACGTGATGAAACTACAAATAAAAGTACAAGATGGAATCATTACAGATGCAAGATTCAAAACATACGGATGCGGAAGCGCAATCGCAAGTTCTAGCCTCGTTACGGAATGGGTCAAAGGTCGCACACTTGAAGAAGCAGGCGCCTTACGAAATAGCCAAATTGCTGA